TGGGATTCGTTCCAATCATCCTTTCATTACTTTTAATGTTAGGCGTTATAACCGTTGAAGACCAACAAGTGGTAGCTGATAGCGTTAATCAAGCGTTTGATTCAGCATCCGGTGGAGTGGATAACATCCTTGCGTTAATATCTGCCGTTGTAGGTTTGATTGGTGTATTCTCTAAAGATGGAGACAAGTAAATAACATAAGGGGATGGTCATTAGATTGTCCCCTTTTATTTTTCTATTATGGAAGAAGAAGATGCTAAATACTTACTTGAGGATCTACAAGAGATGCTTAATTCTGATGTTGTAGAATTAAAATCTTATAGTGACTATCCTCAGTCTGTATCCAATAACGCTAAGAGAGGCATCAAACTTAACGAAGCAGTAAACAATAGATGTGCTACAGATGTTGGTAAGATTAGAGCGCAACAATTAGCACAAAGAAAACCTATAACACTTGCTACAATAAAAAGGATGTATTCCTATTTGTCAAGGGCAGAAACATATTATGATGAAGGCAATACAAAGGCTTGTGGTACCATATCCTATCTACTATGGGGAGGTAAAGCAGCTAAAGCTTGGTCTGCATCAAAACTAAAAGAATTAGGTGAGTTATGAGTTATAAAAGCAATACATCCTATAAGGTTCAGGTAGATGTTGATTCTGATGCTACAAAGGATCAATACAAGGTAGAAGAAGGTGCTTATGTTACTACTCCAACAGGAGTATATACTGTATGGAATGATGGTTGGCGTAAGCTATATCCACAAGGAGGAGCATCTTCAGGATTAGGATGGTGCCGATATGACGATGGAACTTACGATGTAGACAACAAATTAGCTTTATCCGATGGCGTTGAAATAGTGCTTCCCAATGATGCTGCAAGCGCATATAGAAGCCATTCAGGATTGGATTACTATGATGATGGTAAAGTATTAGCTGAGTTTGAAAACGATACTTATCTAATGACTATCGTATTTAAATACTCTGCTCCTAATGCCAATCAAACGTACATAGAAATGAACTTTGAAGGAGGTAATGGTACTCCTTACGACAGAATAAGAGATACAATAACATTCGCTAAAGGTAATGACGTAGCACATGATTACCATGGTATATTCCAATACTATGCTGATGCAAACTTTGTAAACTCAGGTAGTGAATGGAAGATAACTGCCGTTGGTGGTTCAGCTACTATTTGGGACATAATCTTCTTTATACAGAAAACTCAAAACTACGGATAATGGAAAAGAAACCAAGAGGAAAATACAATGTACCTGGTAAAGGCTCAAAGAAAGGATGTCTTTGTAGAGATAATACCTATTCTACCAAATGTTGCAAGGATGATGACTATGTAGCACAAGGTATTGGATTTGCAGGTGGCAAAGGATGAATTTGAAACATTTCAAATAACCAATAGTTATAATGTCAAACAAATAAATAACAATATGTCTAACTACAAGGAAAAATTTGAGGCAGTCAAGTCTTTCGTTACAAACCTGATGCAGGAGAAGACGGAAGAACTCGAGGCTGCTGCTCCGGAACAAGCACCTATGGAGGATCAAGCTGCTCCTGCCGAGGCTGCGCCCCAAGAGGCATACGTTACCTTGTCTCAGTTTAATGAACTTAAAGAGAATACGAATAAGTTCATGGAGACTGTAACTGAAATGCTTTCTTCGGCTATGGAAATGTGGAATGAAACTGAAAAGAATGCCGTTCCCAAAGAATTAGCTAAACAAGAAGAAGTTGAAGAAGTTGAACTTGCTGCTGAGCCTTTCGTTCACGATCCTGAAGCAGAAGTATCTTCTAAGCCCGCTGCAATTAAAGTAGCAATGAACAGAACCCAAAGTACTTCCGATGTCATCAATAGTATGCTATTCGGAGGTGATGTCGATTTATCAATTTATCAATCTAAATAAAAATGGCTACAACCAATAACATTACCACCACATATAGCGGGGAAGCCTCAAGACGCTTTATCTCAGCGGCTTTGCTAAGTTCTCCGACTATCTACAACGGCAACATCGAAGTGATGCCGAATGTAAAATTCAAACAAGTTATCCGTAAGTTTGATACTGACGGTCTTGTTAAAGATGCTTCTTGTGATTTCACAGATACAAGCACCTTGACTACTGTAGAGCGTATCTTGGAACCGAAATCGTTGCAAGTTAACCTTGAGGTGTGTAAGGCAGACTATCGTGACACATGGGATGCAATTTCTATGGGTTACTCTGCTCACGACAACCTTCCTCCTGACTTTGCTTCTTACCTTGTTCAGTATGTAGCTCAGAAAGTAGCTGCTGCTAACGAAGTAGCAATATGGAGCGGAGCTGATGGCACAAGCGGCAGCTTTGATGGATTCACAACTCTTATGGCTGCTGATGGTGATGTAATTGACGCTGCTAACGGTTCAGAAACTGCTTTCTCTTCCAGCAACATCCTTACTCTTATGGGTAACGTAGTTGATTCTATTCCTGACACTCTGTACGGAAAAGAAGATTTAACTATCTACGTTCCTACCGTTGCTTGGCAGAGTTACGTTCGCGCATTAGGAGGCTTTGGAAGTTCAGGTCTTGGAGCTGCGGGTGTTAACGCTCAAGGTTCTCTTTGGTACAACAACGGAAATGCTCTTTCTTTCGAAGGCATCAAAGTTGTTCTTGCTCCAGGTATGCCATCTGATCACATTGTAGCAGGACAGAAATCCAACCTTATGTTCGGTACCGGATTGCTTTCTGACCACAATGACGTTCGCATCATTGATACTGCTGCTACTTTGGGAGACCAAAATGTACGTATCGTAATGCGTTATACCGCAGGTGTACAGTACGGAACTGGTTCTGACCTTGTTCTTCTTACTCTTGCCTAATAACTGAATAACTAACATAGAAACGGGGGTGGGGGATACCCTGCCCCTTTTCTTTTTAAACTTATATAACTATGGCTTGTGATTTATCAATCGGAAGGATTGAGCCTTGTAAGGATTCAGTAGGTGGTATTACGGCAGTATATTTTGTTAATAATGGTGACTTAGGAGCCATTACTTATGATGGTAGTGATACAGATGTTATTACTGCTATTGCAGGTACTCCAAGTGCTTATAAGTATGCCGTTCGTGATGCTTGTAGCTTTGTTCAAAACATTAACAGTAATGATGAGCAAGGTACTACTTTCTTTGAGCAAGTGCTTGAACTTAGCCTTCCAAAACTATCCGTGGCTGACCACAAAGAATTGAAGATACTTTCTTGGGGTCGTCCTCACGTTATCATTGAAGATAACAATGGCAACTTTATGTTGGCTGGTGTTGAGCATGGATTGAGCGTATCTGGAGGCACTATAGCAACTGGATCTAATTTTTCTGAGATGTCGGGCTACACTTTGACCTTGACTGGTCGTGAGCGTGTTCCTGCTAATTTCTTTGACGATACCCCTGCTAATGTTGGCTTTACCGTAGTAAGCGGTACTTAATACTTACTAACCCCATGTTTACCTCGATTAAGAGTCACCTTTGTGTGGCTCTTTTTCGTTTTCATATATATCCAATCTCCTTCTCATATCATACAATCTATCAAGGTTTTGCCTATACACTATAGGCGTAAATTCATTACCTTTGATTGTCTCAAAAGTCTTTAAGTATTGCTCTTGAGATTTAATTAGTTTCTTTAAACGTTCTACTTCGCTTAAATTATTATTCATTTGATTTGTTTTACGCTAAAGTAAGATTATTTAATTAAAACAAAAACAATAGCTATTCGTTAAATGATAAAAAGATTCAAATGATAATCTTGGCTCCAAATACATCTGCTCAATCATTTAATATACTTCCAAGGAGTAGTAATGATTTAACAGGTCTTGATTTAACGATAACTGATGAGTCTAATAAGCAATCAGAAACCTTTGAAGATATAACTGCGGTAGTAGATGGTAATTACGTTACCGTTACACAAGCATTCACAATATTAAAAGAGAATCGTATATATAAGCTTATAATCAAGAAGGATGGTCTTAATTGGTGGAGAGGTAAAGCTATGTGTACGTCACAGACTAATTATAAGTTAAAACACAGTTTAAATACGATAGCATCTACTCAATATCTTGTTATTGAAGACGATGAAACGTTCACTATATTGCCTTAAATAAAACATAAATAGCACATTACGGTTATTTTGATGAAATAATATAAGATGAATAGAAGAATTAGAAGAACAGTTGTAGA